TGTTAAGAGAATATTTATAAAGAAAGTGTGAGTTTCGTTACACAAAGTAGCTTGACAAACATTTTTGGTCCTATATACTATTACTGTAACATTTTTACGGACCATACCATATGGATAACAAAGAGCTGTCCGACCTGTCTATGAGCAGGGCGGAATGCCCTAAGTGTGGTGCCATTTGGATTAACGGTGAGCACCGTTGGTCTGGCACTGCTGCCAAAGGTAACGAATTAGACCTCGCTGGATTAGTATGCAATAAGTTGGGAAACCATCAATGCATCAACCCTAAAAGAGGTCAAGAAGGTGGTGATACCTGGGCGAAACGCCTAGAAGATCTTGAGAAGATGGAGTTTGATTCCGAGAATAAATAGCTCGGTAAGAAATATAATGACGCATGGCAGACGCCGTATATCTTGGTAATCCTAATCTAAAGAAAACCAATACTGCAATCAACTTCACAAAGAAGCAGGTTGCTGAATTTATTAAGTGTAAGGACGACCCCGTATACTTCACTAGAAACTATATCAAGATTGTTTCTCTGGATGAAGGTCTAGTCCCATTTAAGATGTGGGATTTCCAAGAGCAATTAATTGAAAATTTCCATAAAGAAAGATTTAATATCGCAAAGCTTCCTCGACAGACAGGCAAGTCAACTACGGTTGTCTCCTATCTGTTGCATTATGCTCTGTTCAATGACAACGTAAAGATTGCAATTCTTGCTAACAAAGCAGAGACTGCTAGAGAATTGCTATCGAGACTTCAACTCGCATATGAGAATATTCCTAAGTGGATGCAGATGGGCATCGTCGCTTGGAATAGAGGCTCTATGGAATTAGAGAATGGCAGTAAGATTATTGCTGCATCTACGTCATCTGCATCTGTCCGAGGTAACTCTTTCAACATCATCTTCTTGGACGAATTTGCGTTTATTCCAAACCATATCTCTGAGCAGTTTTTCTCGTCTGTATATCCTACCATCTCCTCTGGTAAGACCACCAAAGTTATTATCATTTCTACGCCTAACGGCATGAATATGTTTTATAAACTTTGGCATGATGCTGAGCGTGGAAAGAATAGTTATAAACCTTTAGAGGTCCACTGGTCACAGGTCCCAGGAAGGGATGCTGCGTGGAAAGAGCAAACGATTGCTAACACGTCAGCACGACAGTTTACACAGGAATTTGAATGTGAATTCCTAGGGTCTGTTGATACTCTCATCTCTGCATCTAAACTTCGCACGATGGTGTATGAAGACCCCATCGCTGATAACAGTAAGGGTCTGATGGTATATGAAAATGCCGACCCAGAAAAAGATTATATCATGACCGTTGACGTGTCGCGAGGCACAGATAATGATTACTCAGCATTCATTGTATTTGATATCACCACGCTACCGTGGCGTATTGTAGCAAAGTATCGAAACAGGTCAATTAAACCAATTCTATTCCCAAGCATCGTAGACCAAGTAGGAAAGAATTATAACGACGCATATATTCTAATTGAAGTCAATGACATTGGTGAGCAGGTAGGTAACATCCTCCACTATGACTTGGAGTATCCTAACATCCTCATGTGTGCAATGCGAGGAAGAGCAGGACAAGTTGTGGGTCAGGGATTCTCTGGTGCCAAGTCACAACTTGGTCTTAAGATGTCTAAGGTTACCAAAAAGGTAGGATGCTCCAACCTCAAGACTCTGATTGAGGATGACAAACTTCTCATCAATGATTATGAAATCATCGCAGAGTTGACAACATTCATTCAAAAGAATCAATCGTTTGAAGCAGACGAGGGTCACCATGATGACTTGGTGATGTGTCTAGTCTTATTTGCTTGGTTGGCAGTCCAACCATACTTCAGAGAGATGACAGACAATGATGTCCGTAAGCGCATCTATGAAGAGCAGGCAAATCAAATCGAGCAAGATATGTCTCCTTTCGGATTTATTCTTAATGGTGTTGATGATGAAGAATCAACCTTTGTAGATAAAGATGGTGAGGTGTGGCATCTAGATGAGTATGGTGACAAAGCCGTTGATGTTTCTTACATGCTAGGTTTCTAATGGATTTTGATTCTCAGATAAAATTAGAGCACTTACTTTTTAAAGAGAGAAGGTGTAGGTCTTGTGGTCAACATAAAGATTTGGTCACAGAATTTTATCTGTATAGAAAGTCAAAACCACATCTACCATCATCATATGCATATGAATGTAAAGACTGTGCTGTGAGGAGAATGGTAGTGTCTAGGATAACAGACACTATTTTTGACCGCTACGAATACCCTGATTGGTAAAGAGTTCATGCATTGTTCCTGCAAAAAATGACCATCTGAAATACTCATTTTCCTAAATATTTGTAGATTAAAAATGCTTCTACAAGGAGATAAACATGGCGGGTCAAGTATCACCTGGAATTGTATTAAGAGAGCGTGATTTAACCAATGCCGTTGCAGTGCCTTCTCAGGCAAATACTGCAGCGTTTGTAGGGTCCTTCGAGAAGGGACCAGTTGGTGTCATCACTACAATTTCATCCGAATCCGAACTAATTTCAACATTCGGCAAACCAAACGATTCTAACTACGAAGATTGGTATGTAGCGTCCACCTTCCTATCATACGGTGGTACTTTACAAGTAGTCAGAGTAGAATCAACAAACCTAGCAAACGCAGACGATGCAGGCGCTGGCATTCTTCTAAGGTCAGATGATGACCAGGCAGCACAGGCAGGCACAACCACCTATCACTTCGCTGCTCGCACCGCAGGCACCCTAGGTAACTCCCTCAAGGTTTCTACCGTTGACGGCACAACTGCTTCTTATGCTACTGCTACTTATCACGGCACTGCACTCTGGTCTTCACTAGCACCAGCACCTGCATCTGCTGATATCACCCACGTTGCAGTTATCGACGAAGATGGCGCAATCAGTGGCGTTGCTGGCACACTTCTAGAGACATTCCTTTATGTTTCCAGAGACCCAGCAGCAGTAGACGGAGAAGGTGCTTCTGCATACCTCCCAACTGTTATCAACAGAAAGTCTAGATACGTTTATGCAGATGACCTTCCTGCAGCTGCAGGTGAGTCACTCTCACTATCTGGTGGTGTTGATGATTATGCAGTTGGCATTTCTGGTGTCCAGACCGCTCTAAATCTATTCCTAGATGTAGAAAACATCACCATCGATTTTGTCCTTGCTGGTGGTAGCATCACTTCTGGCGCTCAGCCTGGTGCAGACACTGCTACTAAGCAACTAGCAGCAATCGCAATTGCTGATGCAAGAAAAGATTGTATTGCTTTCTGCTCACCTTACAGAGACTTCGTTGCTCTATCTGACCCAACTGCACAGAAGGATGCAATTCTCGCACACTTCTCCAGTTTCCCAAGCAGCTCCTACGCTGTCCTAGATAGCGGTTATAAGTATATCTACGACCGCTTCAACGATAAGTATCGTTACATCCCTTGCAACGGTGACATCGCTGGTCTTTGTGTCCAAACTTCACTAACTGCTGAAGATTGGTATTCACCTGCTGGTCTCCAAAGAGGCAACCTAAGAAATGCAATCAAACTTGCATACACTCCAACCAAGGCACACAGAGATGAGTTGTATCTCCAAAGAATCAACCCAATCACTTCATTCCCTGGTCAGGGTATTGTCCTCTTCGGTGACAAGACTGCACAGTCTACTCCTAGCTCCTTCGATAGAATTAACGTCCGTCGTCTATTCCTCAACATCGAAAGAAGAGTCCAGGCTGCAGCACGCGGTGTCCTATTCGAGTTAAACGACACCACCACCAGAGGGTCCTTCTTCTCCACCGTAAATGCTTACATGGAAGAAGTAAGAGCGAAGAGAGGCGTCACCGACTTCCTAGTTGTTTGTGACGAAACCAATAACACAGCAGATGTTATTGACAGAAATGAGTTTGTTGCTGACATCTACTTGAAGCCAGCAAGGTCGATTAACTACATCACCCTCACCTTTATCGCAACTAAGACAGGTGTTTCCTTCCAGGAAGTTACAGGTCAAGTCTGATTTTATTATTACCCAATCAATAACCGTAAGAGGATAAACTAAAATGGCAATTACATCTAATGTAAGCAGTTTCTTAAATAACATTAAGCAGGGTGTTAAGAGTAATCTCTTCCTAGTTGAGTTTGAGTGGCCTTCTGTTGTTACCGATGGTCCTGATAATGACTTAGCAAACATGCTTTGCAAGTCTGCTGCTCTCCCAGCATCAAACCTAGGTGTTATCGAAGTCCCATTCCGTGGTCGCACAGTCAAGATTGCTGGTGACCGCACCTTCGATACATGGACTGTTACTATCATCAACGATAGAAACTTCACCATCCGCCATGGTTTCGAGAGATGGATGGAAGCAATGAATACTCACACTGGTAACACTGCTGACGCATACATTCCAGACCAGGGTGGCACTGGTTTCCTTAAGGACTTGACTGTCAAGCAACTTGAGAGAGACTCCACCGACGAAGGTTCTGTGCTCAGAGAATACAAACTCTGGGGTTGTTTCCCAACTAACGTTTCTCAGATTGACGTTGCTTATGATAGCAATGACCAGATTGAGGACTTCACTGTTGAATTCCAGCTACAATACTGGCACGCAGTACAGGGTCAAGCAGCACAGGGCGGCGGAGGCATCACAAAATAATCTCTAATAAATAGAGTATATTATGTGATAGTCTAAAAAATGAGTCAACTTTTCGGATTCTCAATTAACGGGGCTGTCTCTAAACCCAAGGGACAGTCCCCAATTCCTCCACAGCAGGACGATGGAGTAGCTACCGTAGCAGGTGGCTACTTCGGTCATTATGTGGATATCGAAGGCACAGCGCGTAATGAGTTTGACCTCATTAGGCGCTATCGTGATATGGCGCTGCACCCAGAAGTTGACACCGCAATTGATGAGATTGTCAATGAGGCAATCGTTAGTAATGAAGACCAATCTGCTGTGCAGATTGAATTATCAAACTTAGAAGTAGGCGAACCTATCAAGAGAAAGATTCGCAAAGAGTTTGAGTATATCAAAAAACTTTTAAATTTTGATAAGAAGGCACACGAAATTTTCCGCAACTGGTATATTGACGGACGTGTCTATTATCATAAAGTAATCGACTTAGCAAATCCTGGTAAGGGTATCGTAGAAGTTAGATATATCGACCCTCTCAAGATTAAGAAAGTCAAGCAAAGAATTCAAGACAGAGAGAAGAAAGCAGCGCAGCAACTGGTAGACAGAAATGCAAATCCCCAGTCTGCAACTGCATATGATTTTGGTGAGTATCTAGAATACTACATGTATAATCCGAAAGGATTTATTTCATTCGCTGGTGGTCCTGACCCAATGCAAGGCGGCATGAAGTTTGCTGCTGATGCCATCACATTCGCACCTTGCGGTTTGATGGACTTGAATAAGAAGATGAATTTAAGTTATCTTCACAAGTCAATCAAGTCACTCAACCAGTTGAGAATGATTGAAGACTCTCTGGTTATCTACAGATTGTCTCGCGCACCTGAGCGTCGTATTTTCTACATCGACGTTGGTAATCTACCTAAGGTAAAAGCAGAGCAATATCTCCGCGATGTTATGCAGAGATATCGTAACAAGCTTGTATACGATGCAAA